GACATGATCAGTCGTCCTCACGGCGCACACGTGCCGGCAGATCACCAGGGATCAGCGGAGGCAGGGCGGGGCGCTTGCGCAGCAGCTTGTCCACGGTCATGCGCCGCTTACTCCACGGCGCGAGCAGCCACACGGCCAGTTGTGCCGTGCGCCGCCATACGTTGTCGTCGCGGGCCTCTGCGGCCCGCAGCATCGTCATCAGTTCCACCGGCGTGCAGCAGTCGATGTCACGCGGCGTCAACGTCGTGACCTGATAGATCAGGGGTTCGAGGTCGGCTCGCCAGTCTCGGATGGAGTAGGGCGGACGCTACCGCCCCCGTCCTTCTGCTGCTCCTGCTCCTCGATCTCTGCCAGCACTTCCGGCGCGACCTGCGACCGGAACGTGGACGATCGCACCAGGCCGCGCTGCACGATCCCGATCACGTCCTGTATCTGCAACGTGCCGGCCTCGAAATCGCGCTCGATCATGGTGCGCACGCGCTCGCGCGCCAGGTTGGCCTCGCCGCCGTGCTTGATGCCGATGTGCAGCATCGTCACCAGGCCGGCCAGGCCCACATCGAAGTTCGGCACGGCGAGCAGTTGAAAGATGGTCCGGCCCGTTGCGCCTTCGATCTCCTCGATGGCGGCAACGGGGTAGGCGATCGGACGGTCCTTCCGCCCGAGCGTGATGCACAGTGGCGACATTGGTGGTCGGTCCTCGCCTGATGCGTCAGGCAGCGTGGCGCGGGCCTCCGCGCGCCAGGTCGATCAGGCCGCGTGTTTGCCGCTGACGCGGCCGGTGCCGCCCGCGCCGCGCGTGGCGAGCACGCCGCCGATCTCGCCGTCCGTCTGATCCACGATCCGCAGTTCCACCGTGAACGTCGTCACGGCATCGTGCGCAGCCACCGGGCCGCTGTAGCTGAGAAAATTGCAGTGCCCGCTGATCAGCACCATGCCGTCGTCCAGGCCTTCCGGCCCGTACTCGAACGCCACGTTCGTCTTGCCGCGCAGCGGCGCGAAGAACGCATGCGCGGCAGCGGACCACTTGCCGCTGAGCGAGTAGCCGACCGTGCGGAACCCGGCGATGATGTTCCGCGACTCACGGCGGAACGTGGTGCCGTCCAGTTCATCGACCTCCTCGGACGGCTCGACGCCATCGAGAAAATCGCTGATGTCCGTGATGACCTCGACGGCGGGCAGCACGGCACCGTCCCCGAGGGCGAAGTACGTCGAGATGCCGGCAATCGGGTTGCCGGTCGCGGTCACAGTGGCTGCCATCGTCGTGGTCTCCTGTCAGGACGGAACAACGGGGTCGTGTGCCGGATCGATGAACTGCCGGCACGCTTTGCAATAGAACCGACGCGGCGCATGCATGGAGCCGGCCTCCATCCGGTGGTCCTCGTCATGCGGGCAGCCGGCCGGCACCGGAGGCCGATCGCGCTGCAGGTCCGCCAGCCGATCCACCAGCAGATCGACGTGCGCGGTCAGGACCGTGACCTGCGCGACAAGCGCGCGCACCTGCGTCTGCAGGTTCAGCGCGATCCATTCGTCCACCAGGCCGTGCGGATGCATCGTCAGACCTGCACGCGCACGCGGATGATCACCGGCCGGTGATACGTGAGGACGCCGGCCTCGGTGTCCGTATAGGTCGCGCCGGGGGCCTCATCGACGGTCCACAGCGCGCGCTTCGCCGGAGGCAGCGGCACGTCGCGGCCTTCGATCACCTGCACGATCCGATCGGCAATCCGGTGCGCCTCGTAGTCGCCGCGCACCTGCGACTGCACGCGGGCCTGAAAGACCACGTTGCGGCCGAAGCCTCGGAAGCGGTTCCACGGCGAGACGATGAAGGCCTCCAGCAGCACGAACGGATAGAGCGCGCCCGGTGGCACGCTGGTCCAGATCCGATCGGCCACCAGCGTGGACATGCGGTCGTCGTCGCGCAGCCAGGCCACGGCCTGCGTTTCGATCAGTTCCGCGATCGACACGTCTGCGAGCGCCGGAGGCCATGCCACGCCTGCCATCAGCCAGACTCCGCTTCGGTTTCGATCACACGCGCCAGGACACGGACACGGCCCGGCAGCCGGTTCGCCTCACCCTCTGCAGCCGGCCGCATGAAGGGGTGCGCGCCGCGCGTCGTCGTCCCCTTCTCGACCATCGGGCCGTAGATGGCCGGGTCCATGTGCGCCGTGCCGCCCCCGCGTGACGGCACTGGTCCCTTGACGATGCCGGCCCGCCAGGTCAGGCCGCGCCCGGACGAATCGATCGCGCGCTGCAGGTCGCCCCGGTCGCGCGGCGCGTGCCGGATGGCATCACGGGCCACGTCGTCCGCCGCGTCCGCCAGCAAGGCCTGCATCCGCTTGCGCGTGACCTTCGGCGTGTTCCGCAAGGCCTTGCGTAGTTCATCGAGGCCATCGATCCGGGCCGTCGTTGTGACCTTCGGCATGGTCAGACTTTCTCGACCACGAGCAGGTCCAGCAGCAGCGCGCGTTCCCCCGGATTGAGGACGGACACGATCTGAAACGTGCGCTGCCGGTCCTCGTAGGGGTCCTGCATCACGACGCGCTGCGCCGGCCTGATGCCGGCCACCCAGTAGAACCGCACGCGGTGCGTGGCCTCGGACAGGATGGCTCCCGACTCGGCGCGCTCGATCGCCGTCAGCGGATCGATGGCCATCGGTTCGTCCGTCACGATCGGCACGTCCTGCACTTCTTGCCCGCCGTTCGGCAGGTCCACCAGCTGCGTGGCCACGATGGTGCCGACGTGCCACAGCACGCCCGGATCGAGGACCGGCGACAAGGGACGATCGGTGCCGGCCATCATGCGAAGGTCCGCACGCGATAGCCGTCCGCGTGCTGCAACGTGGCGTCCAGGGCGGAGGCCGGAGGCGGCCCGGCCCGATACAGGAAGAACTGCTGCACCAGCGCGAAGATCACCTGGCGCAGGTTGGCCGGCACGTCGCCGGCCTCGTCGCCGTAGCCGACGCGATAGCGGATCGTCGTGATGCCGGTGGGGGCCTGCAGCCAGTAGAGGCGTGCCGGCTCGATCGTGTCGTCCACGATGTAGGCCGTGGGCGGCACCAGGCCGGTGGCGTCCGTCACGGCCTCGATGGCCTGCAACGGAGCCGCCCACGGCAGGTCCACGAACCCGACCGCGCCGAGCTCGCCCGCCGACACGGCCAGCGGGCCGACGGTGCGCAGCGTGGTCAGGTTGTGCGTGAAGTGCTCCCGATGGGACTCCGTGGCCTCGGCACCAGGCCCCGGCCTGGCGTGCGCGGCCGGTGCCGGCGTGAGGCCGGCCGACACGTGCGCGTTCAGTTCCCACGTCTGCGTCATCAGGCCGCGCTCCACGTACCGCTCGACCGCGTTGCGCGCCGACGCAATCCAATCGCTGATCGCGGCGTCCTGATCGGCGCGCGGGTATTTCAGACGCAGGCGCACGTCCGCCACAGTGATCGGCTCCACGGTCGGCGGCAGGACCAGGCGGGCCATCAGGTCGTGCCTGGTCCGTCTAGCGCGCTCTTGCGCACGAAGGCCGTCGGCATCAGGACGCCGAGCGCGAGCCGTGAGGCCGCGCGAATCGCGGCCTTGTTCTGCACGAAATCGTTCACGTGTGATCGCGTGCCTTCAATGATCGTGGTGCCCTCGCGCCCGATCACGGACAGGGCCTGCACCGGCCCGACGAGGACCTGTCCGGCCGTCAGCGCGGGCGACACGATCACATCGCAGCCGGCGAACGTCCGCCCGTCGTAGTCCAGTGCGACGGCATTGCCGGAGGACAGCCCCACATAGATGTTCGAGGCGATCACGATCGTGTCGGGCACGATGCCGCTGGCCAGCGTGGCCTGCGCGATCATTTCCGTGACCATGCCCGGCACGTTGTACGCGCCCGGCACGACCTCGGGAATGTCGGGATGCAACATGAACCCCACGATCGGGGTCGCGATGCCGTTGCCCTGCAGGATCGCGCGCTCCTCGGCCTGCTTCACCAGCTGCCCGAGGAACAGCTGCAGCCAGGCGTTGAGGCCCGGCACGTCCTCCAATAGTTCGTCCGTGATGCCGATCCACGTGGCCACGGAGGCGGCCCGCGAGGTCCCGCCAGCGAAGGTCAGATCGGCCTCCGTTTTCGGGAACCCCTCCGCGTGCGACGTGGCCCCGTTCGCGCCAGGCACTACGGTCGGCACCTGCAGCAGGCCGCCCGACATCGGGA